GAAATCACAACACTCCCTGGTGGACAAAACTTAGGAGAACTTGCTGATATTGAGTACTTCCAGAAGAAACTTTATAGGGCATTAGGTGTTCCTGAATCTAGAATTGCATCTGATGGTGGATTTAATTTAGGACGTTCATCAGAAATTCTAAGAGACGAACTTAAATTTGCTAAGTTTGTAGGACGTTTAAGAAAACGTTTTGGACATATGTTTAATGATATGCTCAGAACACAACTAATTCTTAAGAATATTGTTAGCCCAGAAGATTGGGATCAAATGGAGGATCATATTCAATATGACTTCTTATATGATAACCAGTTTGCTGAACTTAAAGAATCTGAATTAATGGAAGGAAGATTAAATATCCTTGCTACCATAGAACCTTATATTGGTAAGTATTATTCTAATGAATATGTAAGGAGAAAAGTCTTACGTCAGTCTGATACAGAAATGGTTGAAATGGATGAACAGATTGAAGAGGAAATTCAAAAGGGAATCATTCCTGATCCTGCAGCAGTAGATCCAATTACAGGTGAACCATTGCCTCCAGGTGGAGATCCAAATGCAGCAGGAGATCCAATGGGAATGGGAGAAGTTCCTACAGAACCAGACATGGATGCAGCTGCTGCAGATGTTGAAGCTCAACTCCAAAAAGATAGCAAGAAAGCCGAGTTATAAATAAATTATATACTTATGATAACATATTATGCCTAATATTCTGGATTTGATTGCTTCTGATGCATCTCCTAGTGAGATTAGTGATGCAATTAAAGACTCTCTATATGCTAAATCATCTGAAAAATTAGATGCACTAAAACAAAATGTTAGTGCTCAAGTTTTTGATGAGCCTATAGAAGATGAGCATGAAACTGAAGCACAAGCTGAAGTTGAAGACGAAACTACTGTAGAACCCGAAGAGGAAACACAAGAAGATGGCTAGACTTTTATTAAAAGGTGCCGAAGCCGCATTAGGTACTAACACTGCTGGTGCAAATGCTTTTAGTAGTGCACGATTGGTTCGTGTTGTGAATACAACTAGTAATGCACATTTAGTCACACTAGTAGCAGCAGTAGGTGGATCAACACTTGGTTCATTTACCTTAGCAGGTGGTGACTCAGTTGAATTGGAAAAGGAACCATTAAATGGTATCTTTGCTGCAAACGCTGGAGTTAAAGCTTCTGCAATAGGATATAGTAACTAAGAACAATGAAACTAATTACAGAAGAAATATCAAGTGTAGAAATAATAACCGAAGGTAAAGGTTCTAAAAAGAAACTTTATATAGAGGGGGTATTTTTGCAAGGAGACATTAAAAACCGTAATGGTAGAATGTATCCAGTCAATACTCTTGAACGTGAAGTTAATAGGTACAACGAAAACTTTACTAATAAGGGACGTGCTCTTGGTGAGTTGGGACATCCAGAAGGTCCAACCGTAAATCTGGATAGAGTTTCTCATAAAATTACATCTCTTAGAAGAGAGGGTAATAACTTTAAAGGTAAAGCACAATTACTTGAAACACCTATGGGTAAGATTGCAAAATCTTTACTTGATGAAGGTGTTCAACTAGGTGTATCATCTCGTGGTATTGGTTCACTAAGAGAAGATAGAACTGGTATGAAAGTTGTGGGTGAAGATTTTCAGTTAGCAACTGCTGCTGACATCGTTGCCGATCCTTCTGCCCCTGACGCATTCGTCAATGGTATTATGGAAGGAAAAGAATGGGTTTGGGAAGGAGGAATTCTTCGTGAACAACATGCAGAAAGAACCAAAAAGATGATTAACACACTTGTTGATCAGAAAAGATTGGAAGAACATAAGTTGAATTTATTCAACGATTTCTTATCAAATCTATAAACTCTATAAATAAATACAGATTAATATCTAATCATAAAACAAATGTCCGTTGGAAGCAATTTACAAGAAATGGAAAACGCAGTAACTAAAGGAGCTGCTAAGGGCGACTCAATGCAGAAACTCTCTAATCCTGGAGAAGGAAATTCTGTAGGTTGGGAAGACTTAGGCGGTCCTACACCAGAAAATTCAAAACCTGATGACAATTCTAATCAGTTGAAAACTCCTGGTAAGACTCTCGCTCAGGTAAGAAATGTTGTCAATAAGGATGCTGGTAAAGCAGATCCTATGCCAGCAGGACTTAAATCTGGTGACGAAGTTGAATTAGAAGACAACCAAGAAATTGTTTCCGAAGACGAAGTAACTACAGATGAAGTAGTTGCTGAAGAAGAAACTACTGAAACTACTGAAACACAAGAAGTAGTTGCAGAAGAAGAAACTTCTGAGGAAGAAGTTGTCGCTGAAGATGCAATAGAAGAGAAAATTGATGTCGAAGAAGACCTCAACGCTCTTATTGCTGGCGAAGAACTTTCCGAAGAGTTCACTAACAAAGCACGGACTATCTTTGAGGCTGCAATCAGAACTAAGGTTGACACCATCAAGGAAGAATTACAATCTTCTTATGAAGAGCAACTTGTAGAAGACGTACAAGTAATCAAAGAAGGTTTAACCGAAAGACTTGATTCCTATCTTGAATACGTTGCAACTGAGTGGGTTAATGAGAACCACCTTGCAATCGAGAACGGACTCAAAACAGAAATGACAGAATCCTTCTTAAGTGGGATGAAGTCACTATTTGAAGATCATTATGTAACAATCCCTGAAGACAAATACGATGTACTTAATAGCATGGTAGAAAAACTTGATGAAATGGAAAATAAACTCAATGAGCAGATAGACAATAATGTCATGCTCAATAAGAGATTAGCCGAATCTACAGCAGATGTAATTTTTGCTGAAGTTGTTGAAGGTCTAGCACTTTCACAGAAAGAAAAGCTTCAATCTCTTGCTGAAAATATTGAGTTTGAAAGTGAGTCAGACTATCGTGAGAAGCTAGAGACACTGAGGGAATCTTATTTCCCAGCTAATCCTGGCACTCCTACAAAGAGAGTACCGTCAGAGAACCTTTCTGAAGGTGTAGAATCTGCACCTGACGCACCTGTTTCCAGAACAATGGAAGCATACATGAGGTCCTTAGGACAACTTTCTAACAAGTGAATTTTAAATTATAGTTCAAACTAATTTTTTTACAAGAGGTAAAAATTTCAAATGCAAGCCCCTATTAATCAAGAGGTTCTGCAGGAGAAGTGGGCACCATTACTCGACTACGAAGGTCTAGATTCAATCAAAGATCCTCATCGTCGTATGGTAACTGCAGTTCTTCTAGAGAACCAAGAACAAGCATTACGTGAAGAGAAAGAATTTCTTCATGAAGCCGCTCCTACCAACAGTGTTGGTAATGGTGGTTATACAAGTTCAGGTGACGCAAACACACTTGGTGGTTTCGACCCTGTACTTATAAGTCTTATCCGTCGTTCTATGCCTAACCTAGTCGCTTATGACTTGGCTGGTGTACAACCAATGAACGGTCCAACAGGACTTATTTTCGCAATGAGAAGCCGTTACGCTACTCAGGATGGAGCAGAAGCACTATTCAACGAAGCAGACACAGCATTCTCTGGACAGAACTCTGGTGGTTCACTTACTGACGGACATGGTACTTCTACCACTACTGTTGGTTTGGGTACAACTGGTGGAACTCAGTCTTCCGATCCTTCTGCACTAAACCCTTCAACTAACTCTACTCAGTATGGGTATAAAGTTGGACAAGGTATGCGTACAGACCGTGCTGAAGCACTAGGTGACGGTGCGTCAAACCATTTCCAAGAAATGGCATTCAGCATCGAGAAAGTAACAGTTACTGCGAAATCTCGTGCGTTAAAAGCTGAGTACTCACTAGAGCTTGCTCAGGACTTGAAAGCAATCCACGGATTAAATGCTGAAGCGGAATTAGCAAACATTCTCTCTACAGAGATTCTTGCTGAAATCAACCGTGAAATCATCCGTACAATTTACAAGGTTGCTAAGTCTGGTGCACAAAACAACACCGCTACTGCTGGTAAGTTTGACTTAGACGTTGACTCCAATGGTAGATGGTCAGTTGAGAAGTTCAAAGGACTAATCTTCCAGATTGAAAGAGACGCTAACGCAATCGCTCAAGAAACTCGTCGTGGAAAGGGTAACATTGTTATGTGCTCTGCTGACGTTGCTTCTGCACTAACAATGGCTGGTGTTCTGGACTACACTCCTGCACTTAACGCTAACCTTAACGTTGATGACACAGGCAATACATTTGCTGGTGTACTTGGCGGTAAGTTCAAGGTATACATCGACCCTTATTCATCTAACGTATCTGATAATCAGTACTACGTTGCTGGATACAAAGGTTCTTCACCTTATGACGCTGGATTATTCTATTGCCCTTACGTTCCTCTTCAGATGGTTCGTGCAGTGGGTCAGGATACATTCCAACCAAAAATCGGGTTTAAGACTCGTTATGGTGTTGTTGCTAACCCATTTGCTGAAGGAGATGCAGCTTCTGCTGGACTCGGTGCAATCAAGGTTAACTCAAACCGTTACTACAGACGTGTAACTGTTAACAACCTAATGTAAGCGAGACGCTTATATCTTTTCAAAGTCAACTCCTTCGGGGGTTGACTTTTTTTTGTCTTAGTGTATAATAAACTTTGTCAGTCCAAGTTGCGGCTAAAAACTGACATCTAAGTTAAATTACTACGATTATTATGACAAAATTTAGAAAATTACCTTCGGAAAATTCTTGCCCCAAGGTAGACTGGTTTAAAGATTTGGAACTTCCAACAGGAAGAACTTTTGTATGTACGGGACGTGAAGTACGTGCATTAGACCATATTGAGAGAGAAAACGATATAGGTCAAATTAATAATATTGCTCGTGAAACAGGAACAAGTAAAGAAAATTACTTAGCAATTGCAAATAATATTAAAGTTAATGGAGTATTACTTGATGCTCAACCACCATTTATATCTGAAGATGGTATATTGAAAGATGGATTTACTCGTCTTGAAGCATTCCTATCATTAGGAATTACTCATTGGGTTTTTAATATAGTAGAACCTAAAGAAGGATATACTTGGAGAGATGTAAATGATGAAATAGGATTAGGTGCAAACAACCATCCACCATCCAAACCTGCTACACAGGGAGACTTTAAAAGAGCTCTTAGTCGTTGGATTGCAGTGCAAGATGAAACTCCTACTTCAGGGGAATGTCAAGATTGGATTAATAACATCCCCCATTCCTTTACACCTACAACGGTAGCAAAGATTGCAGAATTTTGTTTAAAATCTAGTGCGACTAAAGAAAGTATGGAATCTTTAGATGCTTCAGATGTATTAAGAAAAGCAAAACAATTCAAGACTGGTTTTACAAACCGTGTTAAAATTATTCCAGTTAATATTAGTGGAAATAAGACATATTTCAAACGTGTTGTTTGTGATCGTGTTGAAGCTCTTGCAAATCCAAAGATAGATATGACATACATGGTAGGATACACTAAAGATGTTCCTGCAGAAGATGTAGAAGAAGTTCGTCAAAATGGACTTGAATATGCTGCACAAGTTAATGCTTGGTTTGAACATGCATTTCAAATTCGTATGAAAAGAGGAGCATCTTTTAGATTTATAGATGTTGATGCTTTTATGCCTCAAGTTATTGGAAAAGAAACAAAGTTAATTCCAGTAGATGAAAAGGAAAAAATGAGGTTGGAAATGAATGAATTTAGAAAGAACAAGAAGAGAGGTTAACCCTCTCTTTTTTTGTCTAAATACACCAGGAGACCTGTGTGGACTAATGGCATACTATCATATCAAAAAGAAAGCATCCTTAACTGATGACGACATTTACTTTAAAGGTGGTGTAAGTTGGAGTGATGATTATTCACAAAGACAAAGGTGGACATCTAAAGCAAGTGTTGAAGCAGTATTAGTAAATACCGATGGTACTAATGGTGGTATGAATAATGCTAGTTACGTTAAAGAGTAACTAAATACAAGTACGACTATAATAAGAAGATGAAGGATTTTACACCTAAAGACTTACAGGAAGCACATGAACGCACGAAAAAGATTACAGATTATCTGATTCGTGAAGGATATGCTGAGAATACTGACATGGCGGGTAACATCATCATGGGTATGAGTGAGCAATGGTATGAGCAAATTTTGAATGACTAATGAAAGACTTTGATAAATTTATTGAGGAGGCAGCTTTAAAAAGATGTCCTCCAGGAAAATATTACGACGGAAACAAATGTTCATTACCTCCTCGTGGATATCATGTAGGTAGAGGTGGATATATTGAACCAGATGAGGATAATGAAAATGGACAAAATGGAAAACCATCTAATGGGACTTCTAATGGCAGCAGTCCTAGCAACGGTGGCAATGGTAACGGTTCAAATGGTGGAGGTAACGGAGGTTAACCGATGGCAACAGCGTTCGCAAATCAATTAACTAACAGGAATTTCCTATCTCCTGCTGGATTTCAGTTTCAAATGACAAAGGAACCAAAGGTTTCATTCTTTTGTACTAGTGCTACTATTCCAGAAATTAGTTTTGAGACAACAGTTCAACCAAGTTATCTAAAGAATATTGATGTTCCTGGTGAGAAAATTCAATTTGCTGATTTACGTGTAAGATTCTTAGTTGATGAAGATTTAAAAAATTATATGGCAATCCATAACTGGATTACTGGTATTGGTTATCCAGAAAGCACACAGCAATTTAAAACAGAAACTACTGGAGATGATTCACTCAGAGATATGAATCTTCAGTTCAGTGATGGAAGTTTAACAATACTCAACAGCAATTATAGAACAAGTGCTGTCGTCAAATTCAATGATTTATTCCCTACATCAATATCATCTTTAGAGTTTGACACTTCAGTAACTGACATACAGTACTTTACAGCAGACGCTACTTTCAAGTATACTGTGTATAGTATAGTAGGACCAGATGGTAGAACTCGCTTATGAACCTTGACAAAATTCAGGAGATGTGGGAGCGTGATGCTGTCATTGACCCTGATAATCTACATGATGAATCTTTAAAAATCCCAGTTTTACATTCAAAGTATTATACAATCTATAATACAATTACCTTATTGCGTGAGAAAGCAAGAGATCAATATAGCAAGATAAAATTAGAAAGGTATAATTTCTATACTGGTAAAGCACCAGCAGAGGCATATGTAGAAGAACCATTTCCGTATAAGGTTAGGGAAAAGGACGCAATACAGAGGCACCTGGATGCTGATGAAAGATTAACTACAATAGACTTAAAGATTAGATATTATGATGCTACTCTAAAGTTTCTTGAGGAGATTATTAGGAATGTATC